GGGTTGGTTCCGGCGCCCATGCGGACCGTTACTGCTTGCCGTCATCAGGTACGTGCGCCGTGAGGCAACACACAACCGTTGATGCGAGTAGGAGCCTTATGCACCGCTGTGATATGGCACGAACTCCATGTCATCATGTCGAACCCTTCCTTCTCTCAACCATACCCACTCCTCCCTCCTCTTCTCATACCGTGGCCACTTCTGGAAACAAAAGAAGTGAGCCTGTTCCCAGTCCCACGCCGAGATGAATCGATCGTTAGATTGAATCACCTTTGGACGGGACGACAGGTTGAACCGGGCCTCTGCCGCCACTATGGGACTTTCCGCGATCTCCTCCTCCGTCGCGTACCTCCTCTCGATCTTCTCCAAACGCGCCCCGTCATGACGCTCCTTCAACGGAATGTGGTTCACCTCCCAAGCCACCAACCGCTCCGCGACCTTCCACCGCTTTGGCCAACTCAGGTATTCTCGCTCTTCAATCCCAGCCAGAGTCTTGACGGACGACCGCTCATACGCCTGCTTCTTGATAGAGGCCAGAGCGCGAGTCGTCCTAACCCTTAGCTTCCCCGGAATCCCCCGCACATTCTCCCTAACGATAGCCGCATGAGCAGCCATCACATCACGGTGCTTGGTGATGTCGGTCTTCGTAAACAGACCTTTAGGGATAAGGTGCCACACCTTCCTCACCCTCCGACCTCCGCAGCGAAACAATTTGCTGTTCAGGGTGAATAGTGTCGAGTGGACACTAGTCTTAATGTCGTTAATGACAAAACCACTCATGGGCAACCGGCTGCGCCAAAGCGCAATCTTGATCCGGGAAGCCTTGAACACGATGTCGTCGCCGTTCACCACAACCAACCGGTTGTTCACCATCCGCCAAGCCTCTTCCGAACCGAACGCAAGGAAAAGCGTTGCGATGTTCGAGATGCATAGCAGAGGGAACGACAGGTAGTTGCCCATCAGTTGCCCCGTTGTCTGTTCAAAACAATGGGACGTCCCGTCAGACGTTTGATAAGTGACGGTACCTTGGAGGGAGGCGAGTGCTAAATCCCAGATTTGGGGTGGGATGAAGCAGGAGCGGGATCGGAGTGTGAGGAGTAGGTGCCGCGCATGCGACGAGGACAAGTTGTCAGTTGACGCCTCGTAGTCGCCGGAGCACAGGGGATCGGATGAGGAAGGGAATGAGGAGAAGGTGGAAGGGAGGGGAGGACCACGGAGTGTGGTGCCCTTCCGGGTGAGAATGCCGTAGATGAGGCGGTGGAGGGGTGCTAAGAGATGCTGTATCTTGGAACCTAAGGTAACCAGGCGCAACTTCCCAGAGTCGGGAATAGCCAGGGCCTTGTGGAGCTTGATGTCAGACATCGCACCGGGGGGTAGTGGGGAGGTGCCCAAGCACATGGAGCGGAAATCAGCGACGCTGAGATCCCATTCGCTGGCATGGATTCCTTCAACAGTCTTACCGTTGGAAAGGATGCCGCGTGACACCTCGCTTTCGTAACCCTTGTCCCAGCCAGACCTAAATGTCGGCAGGAGGTAGTTATCGAGAGCGGAGGTGTACTCCGAGTTGTGGAGGGGGGGGCGGGATAGCTTGTGAGCATACCCGTGGAGAAGTTCGTCAGGT